CGACCAAACATTGTTTAGATTGTACCTTACTGGTAACCATTCAATGAGAGATATTGCCAACGGAACGGATATTAGTTTGCGTTCAATCTTTGAAGTGATAGGAGAATGTAAAGAAAAGATTAGAATAAATTGTGGAGACGACTATTTAGATTTAATTAATAACGATTTAGAATTGATATAATGGCACGAAAAAAAGCACAAGGATTAGGAGATACAATCGACCAAATCACAACAGCAACGGGAATAAAAGCACTTGTTAAATTTGTAGCAGGAGATGATTGTAATTGCGACCAACGAAAGGAAGCGTTAAACAAGCTATTTCCTTATTCAAAACCCAATTGTTTAAGCGAAGCAGATTACAACTTTCTAAAAGAATTTTTTGAAGTTACAAGGGGTTCAGTTGTTCCAACGGTACAATACAGATTAAACCAAATTTACACAAGTACGTTTAACAAGAACGCTGAATTTACTAACTGTGGGAGTTGCTTGTTAGATAGGATTAGTGAACTTAAAAAAGTATTCGAAGAGTATGTAAGACAAAACGATAATAATCCTGATATTTACACAGATTATGAAGACGTTACAAATCAAAAATTAATTTAAAAGCAAATGGAAACACCCGAACAAAAATCAGAACGACTTTGGATTGAAGGACAAAAAATATTAGTTGAAGAATTAGAATTGAGAAATAATTTTATTGCTGAAAACATTAGAATTAATCAATTAGCATTAGAAAATAATACTTTGTCATTAGAACACGAAAGAAATCAGTTAAACGAATATCTTAATAGATGATTTGTAAGTAATGTTTAAAAGAACAACCGCTATTAACAGAATAAAAGCAATGAAAGCTAGAATTCGTGTTATACAAGGCGGAACAAATGCAGGGAAAACATATGCTATAATTCCTATTTTAATCGATAGGGCAATCAAAGAACAACGAATTAAAATAACAGTTGTTGCAGAAACATTACCAGCAGTAAAAGAGGGGGCATTAGACATTTTCAAAACGATAATGGTTGAAACAAATCGATGGATTGAGAACAATTGGAACGCTTCAGCTTTGATTTATACTTTTACTAACGGTTCACGAATGCAGTTCAAATCGTTTGATTCAGATGGTAAAGCAAAGGCAAGTGGTAAGCGTGATATTCTATTTCTTAACGAAGCGAATCATATTCCTTTTATAATTGCAGATGCTTTAATGATTAGGAGTTCTGAAACGTATATTGACTTCAATCCCGATAACGAATTTTGGGTGCATAGTGAAATATTACCACAGCACAACGCAGAATTTCTATTGCTTACTTATTTAGACAACGAGGGTATTTCAAAGGAAACTTTGGAAGATTTAATGATTAAGAAAGAGAAAGCTAAAACATCTAATTATTGGGCAAATTGGTGGAGGGTTTATGGCGAAGGTCAAATCGGAAACTTACAAGGCGTTGTTTTTAGCAACTGGCAAACTATTGACACGATACCAAGCGAAGCACGTTTATTAGGAATCGGATTAGACTTCGGATATACCAACGACCCTACTTCGGCGATTGCAGTTTACAAATGGAACGACAAGCGAATTGTTAAAGAATTGTTTTATCGTACTGGAATGGTTAACGGTGATATTGCAAATGCACTACCAAAAGATGCGGTAATTTATGCAGATTCAGCAGAGCCAAAAAGCATTGAAGAAATAAGACGTAGGGGTTTACAAATTTACCCTGTAACAAAAGGTAAGGATTCAATCAACTATGGTATTGACGTAATGCAACAGCAAGAATACTTAGTAACTTCGGATAGCACAAACCTAATTAAAGAACTTCGAGGGTACTGTTGGGATGTTGATAGAACGGGAAAAACAACCAACAAACCGCAAGGTGGCAATGATCATGGGATTGATGCACTTCGGTACCACGAAATGGAATCTATAAGCACAAATAAAGGCGTTTACAACATTTATTAAACTTTGTAGTTTAATAGGTATGAGACTTGAAATAAACATACCAACTTCAATTGCAGAAATACCACTTAGTGCATACCAAAAATTTGTAAACGTTTCTCAAAATAGTAACGATGAGGATTTTTTAATGGAGCAAATGGTGCAATGTTTCACTGGATTAGAATTGAAGTCAATAGCTAAAATGCGAATGACTGATTTAACCGAACTTATAATTTCCCTTACAAAAACATTAGAAGCTGAAGGAACGTTCCAACAACGATTTAAAATTAAAGATTTGGAGTTTGGTTTTATTCCAAATTTAGAAGAGATTAGTTTCGGAGAGTATGTAGATTTAGAGAAATACTTGCAAGACGTTTCGACTTTTCACAAAGCAATGGCGGTTATGTACCGACCTATTAAGGAAACTTTTAAAGACCGTTATTCTATTCACGAATACAAAGGAAGCGATGAATACAGCGACTTAATGAAGTTTGCACCGTTACAAATCGTTAAGGGTGCGAATGTTTTTTTTTGGACTTTAGAAAAAGACTTATTGAAAGCTACCCTGACATTTTTGGAGACGGAGATGAATCAGGAAATCAAAACTCACTTAGTGAAAGAACTCAATTTGGAAAACAATGGGGGTGGTATGGAAGCCTACATGTACTCGCTCAAGGCGACGTTACAAGATTCGATGCAATCACCAAATTGGGAATTAGAAAATGCCTCACTTTTCTCACGTTTACGAAACAAAGCGATGAATTACAGCAACGAGAATTTAAACGCTTAACGAAATGAGTCAAGACCCACGAGCGGAAGCACTTCAAAAGTTTGTAGACGGCGTTGTTAAACAAGCAAGAACGAATTTAACGAAACGTAAAAAGAACGCATCTAAGAAACTTTATAATTCGATTAAAGGAGAAAGTAAGGTTTACCCAAATTCTATCCGCATAGGTTTTCAGATGGAAGATTACGGGTTCTTTCAAGACCAAGGGGTTAACGGAAAAAAGAAAAACCAAGGTAGTAGGTTTTCTTTTCGTGATAAGATGCCACCACCGTCAAGTTTGGATAAATGGATAGTTAGAAGAGGGATTGCACCACGTGATGCAAAGGGCAAATTGTTACCAAGAAAAACGCTTCAATTTATTATCGCACGATCGATTTATAACAAAGGTATTAAACCTTCAAAATTTTTTAGCGATGCAATCGAAACCAAACTTAAGAAATTACCAACTGAATTAATTAATCCTTATGTATTAACCGTCAGTAATATTATTGACATAGCAATTAAAGAAAATGTACGCAAGAACGCCGTTTTTAGTTCAAGTAAATGAGGCAGGGCAAACTGGTTCAAAGGTAGAATTGTTTATTAGTTTAACTTCTACTTTTCCAGCAACGCCAACTTACACACTTGAAAAGAATAACCCAAGTGCAACGAATAACGTTACACGCTACAACGTCACTCCGTTTGTTCGTGAATTTATTAGTAATACTTATCAAAATATTAGAACGCTACCGAGTACAGCAACGTTAACACCAAGTGGAGCGAGTGCATACATTCAGATAAAAAGGTATAAGAACGTTTCAGGAACTTACACGCTACTTAATACAAGGACTTATCGTTCGTTTGACGGTTATCGTGCTTATACAGAGGGCGACACACTTGTAACGCTACCATTTGCGCCGTGGAACAATGAGGCAATAACTTTCAATGCTTCTTTTCCTTTGTTTCAGTATCCAAGCGGAATGACATTTTACTATCCTCAAACAAGTTCGGCAAGTGTACCGAGTGGACTTTTATCCCCTGGTTATTTTACTGTTTTTATTGGGATTTCGTCTTATGTAAAATATACTTCTTTAGCGAATCCAAGTAACTTTGAAACAACCAATATAGATGCAGTAAACCAACGTTATTGCGACATTCCATACATTTGGCAAAGTGCAACAACCCCGTCACTAAATTACTATGCAGGAGGGAATCGAGTTGAATTCTACAGCCCTACAAACGTTTTACTTTATTCGTTCACTTTTAAGCCGTTAGCAGAATGTAGATATACGCCAGTTCCTATTGATTTTATAAACAAGTTAGGAGGGTGGCAACGTGTTTTTTTCTTCAAAGCGTCAACAGATAAAATCACAACAACAAGCGAAGACTACAATTTTTTAACTACGGTTCCAACGAGTGACCAATGGGTCGTTTCAGACGGTCAAACAAGGCAAATGAATCGTAATGCACGCAGGAAAATAACGGTTAACAGCGGTTCAGTAGA